GGCCGGCCTGCCGCGTTTTTTCTTCGCGGGGGCTTCGGCTTCGGCTTCGGCTTCGGCTTCGGCTTCGGCTTCGGCTTCGGCTACCGCGGCTTCGGCTACTGGGTTTTCCGATTCCCCAGGAACCGGAATAGGGATCCAATCCCCTTGTAGTTCACCCCCGCTGCAATCCATGGCTAAAACTTTCCCCGTGCGGGTTAGTGCAAATAGATAGCCCCCGCCAAAACTTAGTTGGATAACATTCATTTCCTTTTTCCTTTTCAAAAATTCAATAACTACGGATCCAGGCTACGAAAGCCAATAGGATAAATCCAATAGCCGCAAATAGTAGCGCGTCCGGAAGCCAGTTTGATTCCGTTTCGAAGATCCATTGGGTTTGGATTTCTTCCAGTTCATTCAATACCAAATCCCGTACCCAATGTTTGGACGGGGGCACGCTATGACGATTCAGCGCCAAAATCGCTATCCCCAATTCGCGGATATCCGCGGTGTAATAAAACTGGATTCCGGCCGCGGATAAATCTATCCAAACCAGGTTTCCAGCGCGCCCGCATAGTTGGGTTAGTTCGATTTCGTCCTGAATTATCGCCACCATTTTCTATCCCCCTTCATTTCCATTTTATAAATCGGCTTAGAATTCCGCAATACTTAAATCGAAATAAAATAAAAAAAACCGCTAGCGGGGTGAATCACTAGCGGTTTTCAACAAAAGGAAAAAGCCTATGGTAAGGCAAACCTCATTCTACAAAATGTTAAAATAAGGTCAAACCAATTTTTTTGGCCCATTGTCGAAACTCTTTGGATTTCCGGATTTGGGTTTCGATAATTCCAGAGCCGTGCAAAGCTAGGAATTCTTGTAATTCAGCCGAAATGCGAATAGAACGGGGGATAGTCCTAGCGTTCCGCTTTTTCGGCCTTCCGGCCCCAAGCCTTCGGCCCCCGCGGGTTTTGATTAAATTCCGAATTTTTCGCGCTTCCATAGTTTTAGCCTTCAAATCAGGTCCCGATATATTCCCAAGCATTGGAGCCGCTAACCGCGGTTTCCCCGTTATCGTCCGTAACGCGGATAACGCAACTTCCCGAAGTAGTGGAATCTAGGGGGGTGATGCCCGTAGTGTAGATAGCGCCCGTAGCCGTGTTTAGATTAGCATAGGGGGGAAGGCTTCCAGATTCAAGGCTAAACGTATACGGAGTCTGCCCCCCGGTAACGGTTGGGTCGATTGAATAGGGGGTCAGAACTCCCGTACTCCCGTCGATTCGCCAATTGTTGGCCCCGCTTGGGGGTGTAGCCGTGTTGCTCCACGGGCTGGGGTACGTTATCAACAAATCATCTAACCCGAAGTATTGCCAAGTATAGACCGGGGAAGCTACTTCCGCCGCGGTATCGTCCGTTACTTTGATTTGGCAAGTGCCCGTTTTCGAAATGTAGTTCGGGGGGCTTGTAGCTTCAATTAAACCGCTGGTAGCGTTTAGGCTTGCACCGGGGGGCAAATCCCCGTCTACCAGTTCAAAAGCATAGGCCGGGGTTCCTGCGTCTACAGTAGCCGGTAAATCGATATCCGCGCCCCCTTCAAAACGCCAATCAAATCCATTTTCCGGGGGGCTTGCCCCGTTATGATAGGGTTCCGGGTAGACCAGGAAAAGGGATCCCAAACCCACTTTCCAAAAATAGCGTTTGGATTTGTAGCGGTAGGTTATCGGCCCCGGAGAATTCACCCCGTTGGTAATATGATCCAAAACAAGCCGGAAAAATCCGGATTCGTTCACCGAAGGGGTCCCGCTGATGTACTGCAAGGGCCAATCCAGGCTAGTCCCCACGGGTAGAGTTCCTTCGTAGCTATTCGCGGTTTGCAATCGCCAATACGGGCCGGGGCCGAAATCCCCGAAGATACCCGCGGCCCAACCCAGCCCCGTTTCCATTAGCCCCCAACGCCCGTCATTGATATTTGGGTTAGCCCCGGAAACCGTAACGGGGGCAGTAAATTGAAACCCGGAGCAACCAAAGAAATAGATAGCCGCGCCCCTTTGGAAATGCCAATGGAACGGGCTTTCCACTATTTTTATATCCCCCGTGGCGTAGTATTCCGGAAACCAAACCCGTGGGGTATTCAGCTTGCCCGCGAAAACTTCCCGCGCCCCCGTCCATAGATCGGCCGGGTAATTTTGCTTTTCAATTTTCCCGCTGACTGGCATTGGGTCAATTTCGGGGGTTTCAAAATCAATTTCCCCGCTGAATTCTCCGGCTTCATTCACCGCGAAAATTTTAGCTTTGGCCTTCCGCGCCGCGGGTTGCTCTTGCGTTCGGAATTGCACGATAACGCGGACGGTATCCCAAAGGGCCATGTATGAAATAGTTTGTTCTAGAATGGTCCCGGAATTCAACAAACCGGGATCAAAAATTGGATCCGTTTCGTCCGTGTAAATCCAGCGGAAAGCCAGGCAAGGCGCGTACCATGCTTGCGATTCAGCCCAGGCGAAAGTAGTTCCTTCGCGGCCCCCCGGCAATTCGGACCAATAGAGTTTTTCGGTTAGCGGGGGGTTATTCGAATCCGAAATTCGGAATTGGGTTTCGCCCGCGGGGGGAGCGATTCCGGATCCGTCATAGGAACCGATATTCCCAATGAACGGGGTTTCCGTTGGGTAGAAATCGACCACCCCCCAGCCCCCGAAATGGCCAAACCCCAAGAATGGTATAACCCCTTCTGGGAAGAATAAACGGTCAATTGTTACTGGGTATGTATTGATATATGTAGGGGTTTGGTCCGCCACCGTGATATCAAACCGGTCAGAAACCCCCGTCCACTCCAACGGGGAAGCGGAATAGGCTAGGGCCGTTTCGAGAAATTCTAACGGGTTCCCAGCGCGCTGGGGGTTAGCGCCGTTCCACGCGGGTTTGTTAGCTTGTAGGCAAACCAAATCGTTTAGATAGTTAGCCCGCCCCGGAAACCAAAGGAAATCCGCTGGCCGGGTAACGTCTACCGGCATAACCGTAACTACGGTTTCAATGCGTTCCGAACTATTTGAAAAATCAAATTCAAAATCCGCTACCGAGGTAACGTCAAAATCATTGGTCAGGATAGTATTCCCCGCCCCCAGTCCGTTACGCTCTAGGGTCAGTTTCCAATCGTCCCCCGTCAACCGTTCCAAGGTAACAAAATTCCCGAATTGGGCCGCCCATAAATGCCAAGAAATTTCCGTTCGCGGGAACCCGTCCACGGTCCCCGTTACGGTGAACTCTATAGCGGGGTAAGCCTTCGCGGAGCCGCTTTCATACACTCCAATCGGGTAAATCCAGTGCCCGCGGCTAATCGAAACGCGCCAAATCTTTTCCCCCAGGCAATTACAGCAGGGGAATTTTAGCCCGATTCCCATGGTAGCTTTACTCCGTTGGGGGGTCTACTGGGATCCGCGGGAAGCCCAAGCCCAAAGCCCCGATAGGCTCATAGAGCAAAATTTCATCCGGATCCGCTTCATTTGCGCGTGATCTTCGGTTTTGGAAACTTGGAAAACTCTATCCCCGTCCGCGGCATGAATTTGGAAATCCCAATTTAGAACCGTGAACGTTTTGTCTGTCTTGACTAAATCCCCCGCGGAAAAACCCGTTCCGCCTAAAGGCGCCACGATAACTTCGGTACACGCAGCACTACCGGGGGTAATGCCAACGCGGGCCGGAATCCCCCCTTCGGGGGCTTGGGCCAAGACTACTTCAAAACCTACTTTCCCAGGGCTGGGGGCACTTCCGTATTTTGAATCCAGGAAACCGATTTGGTCTCCCTTCAAATCTTGCCTATATTTGTGCTGCGCATGTTTCCAGTTGGCCATTATAGGAAAGCCCCCGACATATCTTCCAGTTTGTACCGGGGTTCATCATCTTCAAATAGCATTTTGGCCCAGCCGTGGGCCTTGCTATAGTCATGGTTCCAACCATAAGTATTAGCCCCGGATTTGATCTTTCGGATTCTCACGTTAACCGTTACCCGGTTGGTATGGGGATTGGCCGGGGCCGCGCGGAAGGATTCTTCCACGGAGTAGGATTCAAACAGTACAGTTTCCGCGGGAGCGCCCAAGAAATCATCATCATTAGATTTGCCCATCAAACCATCTAGCCTATCCATGGGCACATTGTCCACAAAATCCCATTGGAGTTCCAACTCCCGGATTGGAATCAGGATTCGGTTATTTTGATCTTCCGTGGTTACTGGGGTAGTTCCCCCGCCGCCCGGTATTTCCCACTTCAAGCCCGTGGTGGGGATTAGCAAAAATTGGGCGGAAGATCCAACCCGAAAACGTAGTTCGGTCCCGTACCGGATATCGGGTTTAGTTAGGTCCGTTGGCCAAACTTTTTTTGTGAAATCCGGCCCGTAGGCTACTGAAATTAAAGCGGGCTGGGTTCCGTAAGTGTTAGTGTTTATCGCGGGAACCACTACCCCCAGCAACGGGGCCAATTCGTCTACCCAGGGCTGAATACTAATTGAGTTAATTCGGCATTGGGGGAAATTCGGGTAGGCATTGGAAACCAGATTTTGCGCCACCGCTAACCGTTCATTCCAGGGCACTAAAAAAAGCCGCGTAGCCGTGCTGCCGCTGGATTCGCTTAGTGCTTCTTTGGGGGATCCGGCTAGTTCTTGTAATGCCATTTTCCTAGCTTCCCCCAAAACTGATTCCAAAGCCAAAGTTTACTTCGGGCACGCTGGAAGCCGCGCCCGTTAGCCTTACTTTCAAGCCTTCGCCCATAGCCGCGGCCGCTATTTTATCCGTAGCCGTAGCTGTGGTTTCCGCGGCTTTGGTTTGCTTGGCCATTTCAGCTTTGGCCCCGGCCGCTTCTTGCATTTTTTCAGCTAATTGGGATAGCCCCACGAAACTAGCGCCTGCTTCTTTGCCTTTTTTCTTTTCCGCCCCGCCGCCCGGCCCGGCCAGGTTCAACGCCGTTGGTGCCGCGGCTTTAGCCGCTTCCGCTGCCCTTTGTTCCCTCTGGGCTTGTAGGTTTTTCTCCCGCTTATCCAGTTCCGCGTAGGCTTCCTCAATTTGGGGCTTCAATTGGTCTAGGTTGGCTTTGGTCAATTCTGGCATTTGGCTGATAGCGCTTCGGAACCCTTCGGTCAGGGGTACGAAATCAACGTGGAACCCGTTTCCGGCTATGAAATCTAAAACAGCGCTCCACATATTTCGTATATTTTGCCCCAGGTTGATAATCAGGGTTAGCATGTAATCAATGCCCGTAAACAAAACATTTCGCCAATTCCCCATGGCCCAAGAAATCATTTCAACGATATTGATAGCGAAGGTTTTGATTTGCTCGAAACTGTTAAGCGCAAAATTCGAAACGTAGAGGGAAGCCAATTGCCAATAGATATCGAAATTCCCGATAACCCCAAAAACTACTTTAGCAATTTCCCCAACCGCAGAAAAAATCGGTTTAGCGATATTCTCCCCACCCCAGGCAACCCCCGCCACAATGTTGGGAAGCCATTCATCCACTAATTCGCTAGAAAAACCTTGGATCCCGGAAATAACCCCCTTTAGATCAAAACTTTCCATAATCGCGGCCCCGATTTTGGTCAGGCTTTGGCCCACGGTATCTTTCAAAGTAGACCACATGCCCGCCAGGGTTCCGGATTGCTTATCCATCATGCCCGCGAATAGCCCCCCTTCACCGGACATATCCGCGAAGGCTTGTGTAACCATCGGAAGGGAAATCTTCCCTTCTTCCACCATTTTCTTAACTTCCCCTTGGGATTTGCCTAACTGCTTTCCAAGGGTTGCCAGCATGGGCACCCCGGCATTAGTCAATTGCATCAAATCACCCCCGGTCAGTTTTCCGGTAGCGGAAATTTGGCCGAAGATAGTAGACAACTCCCCCAAATCTTTCCCCGTACCCGCGGAAACGTCCCCTAGCACGCGTAGAAGCGGGATAACTTGGTCTTGGGAAGTACCGAAGGCCATTAAAGTTTTTGCGGCTTGGGTGATACCCGGCATTTCAAACGGGGTCTTAGCCGCGAATTGGTTTAGGTCCGAAATCATGGATTTGGCTTTGTCCGCACCCCCCAGCATAACCCCGAAGGATACTTCCAACTGTTCCGCGTCCGCGGCTAGTTTAAGCATACCGCCAATCGAAGCCCCAGCGCCTAGCCCAGCCAACGCAACCCCCAGGGGGCCGGTAGCGAATGATGCAACCCCAGCCATTTTGGAGCGTACCCCGCCCAGCGCCCCCATAACGGAATCGATTCCGCGGGACGATAGTTGAACGTAGGCTTCAGCTAGATTGAATCCCATCTAAGCAAATTTCAAAAGGATAGCTTTTAGATCCGCGTGCGCGGCCGAGATATTGATTTTTCCGTTTGCATCGGCCCAGCCATTTTTAGTTAGGTTGTATAACTGGATATCTCCGTCCGGGATTGTCATATTAACATCCCCTTCCCTACCGTAGGTTGGATCCGGTTGGCTGGTGATTTGAAAATTGCGCCCAGTTCCGCCCGAATTCCAAACCAGCAAAAGCATGTTTTCGGTAGCGGTAAAGCTATTCCCGTTTACTGCATCTAATGCTACCCAGCTAATATCCGTTCCCGTTTGGGAATATTGGCCGGGGATAGTAGTAGCGGCTAGGTTGGTTGCGGGCATGGGTTAGAATCCTAATTCTTTCAAACGTTGTCTTTGGGCTAAAATATTGGCGTTTTGGACTGGGGTTAGGGAAATGCGCCCCGTTTCGCTAGTGATCCCCCCTAATAGATAGGCTAGCTGAAAAAAGGTTAATTTATTAGTTTCCCACGGTTTCAATCCGTAGGTTTCGAGTAGCTGCTTGTAAATTACGGGCCAACCGGGGCCGCTTCGGTTTCCGCTTCCCCCGTCCGGCCAAAGGACTTTCCCAAATCGGCTTCCCCGCTGGCTACTTTCAGCTTCAAATCAACTTCCAAAGCCCGTTCCGGCCCGATTTGGGTTAGCAGTTCTAGGGCTTTATCCAAAGTATCAATTTCCGGGTGATCTTTTTCAACGCATTTCCACAGCTTCCAAGCCCGACCGCGTACCGAATTCTCAAAGGCGGAAATTTCTTCTAATGAAACCGTTCGGTTATTCATAACGGCCTTGAAAGCCGCGTCCCATATTACCCCATGCAAATTCGCGGGGAGCTTCGCCACCGCTTCCCCGGCCGCGGCTAACGGATCCCCCCGAAGGGAAAAAACGTGGGCTTCCATTTCCGCGTAAGCGGTTCCCACTTCCAGGGGCCTTAGCTTGTAGGTTTTCCCGGCTACGGTCAGGGTTTCAAACGATACCCCCGCTGTCCTTTGGATTTTGTGCATAATTAAACGCTAGCGAAAATTCCGGCCCCAGTCCACGCCCCAACCGCTTCAAAAGTGTAGGTAGCTGAAATGGGTTCCCCGTTATCGATATCCACATTAACGGGAGCCGTAGCCACAATAGCGGGGACGGTAATCGTATCCCCGCTGGAAGCACCTACCAGAATCAGGGTTACAGATTCGCCCGCGGCCCAAATTACGTTGGTATCCACTTTGGTTTCGATTGTGCCTTTAGCGTCCCGCGGCCCGGCTACCCCGGTTTTGTGCCCGCTAGTTGTATTGCTTGCCCACTTGTGAACAGGGGTAGACGGTTCGAAACTCCACTTTGTTACTTGTGTTTGCGCGTTTGCGCCAACTTTCACGGTTCCGGTTTTTCCACTTACAGCGGCCATTTTTGTTATCTCTTTTGAGTAGTCAGGGAAATATCAACTAAAGTTTGCCAGACGTTTTCTTCTTCTTCGAAGCTAAATGAATTCACTTTTCTTGCCATCAAAACTCGCTGGGAATAATCATCGGAACCCCAGTTATCGAATAGAGAATCCAAGATTTCTTCCACGGCTTTACCCGCGGCATGGGTGCCCCAAAATTGGGCCCGAATAACGTGGGTTTCTATTCTATTTTTGTTGGTATGCGTTACGGGCTGGCTAGATTCTAAATTTATTGTCAGATAGGGTAAAGCCAAATTTTTGCCGAAGCCTGTAACTACACTGGTCAGGGGCACGATAACGGCCAGGGCCGCGCTAGTAGCTATCCGATCATGTACGATTTTCTCAATACTTGCCATAGTTAGCCCCCACTAGCGGCCAACCGGCCTAAGGTTTCTTTGTGATTCATCAGGGTAGCTAATAGCCACGGGCGTCGTGATATCCTTCGGGTTCCAACTTCCAGATAAAACATATAAAGCCCCGGTTTGGAAACCCCAACCCGGCCCGCGGCCTTGGATTCGTCAAACTCGAAAACGATATGCCGACGCCCCCAGCCTGTTCGAAGCCGCGGGGGTTCCCCAGGCTTAGAAGGGTTGGGGTAGATTCGGACGGAGCCGGAAGGGCTTTTTACGTCCTTCCCACTATTAGGTTTGGAAACGGCGCGCTTGGCTTCGGTATGTAAATAGATAGTAGCCCGTTTGATTCCGGCCGCGGTAGCTTTTTTTAGGTAATTACGGAATTCACTTCCGTTCCAGGTTAATTCAGCGGCCACGGCGATACCTCACAATCCAGGGCGAAAACGTCCCCCAAGGTTTCGGGGTTTTTCCAGCCCTTCACGTTTAAAATAAGGGCCCCAACTTTCAACCGCTGGGATTCTGTCAACCGGATTTGGCTTTCCAGGAAAACGGTAACTTGCTTGGGCTGGTAGCGTAGCCCGTGTTGGTTTTCGGATTCGGCTTTCAGATATTGAACCCGGCCCGCTACCGTGCTGGTAGTAGCCCAAGTAGCTACTTGGGCCCCGTCCGCGTCTTTGGCCCAAGTAGCCGTTTGGATTCCGATATCTTCGGTTAGTTGATAGAAAAGGGTCAGGTTTCGCGCTACCGTTTTGATTCGGTTGGTCAGGGTTTCCAAACCCGTTTCTAAAATGGTCCACGTTCCAGCCGAGTCTACCAGCTTCCAACCGGGCCGAAGTAGCCGCGTTACGGGGTTAGCCGCAACGTGGAACCGGGTATCCGCTTGGGTATACGCTCCGTTACTAGCTTCCGCTTCATTGGTCGATATAGCCCTTCGCAATGCTTCCGCGGATCCTACTTGGATTCCGGCCAGGTTGACTAACCCAACCACTTCTAGCCCGTCCGTAACGGCTAGGAAATCGTCAGCTATTACGGCTTTCAAATCCATCTACGTTACCCCGCGGGATAGTTCTTCGAAGGGTTCCCCCATGTTGATTTGCGCATTAAGCCTGGCGATTTGATCCGCCAAAAACTTATAGTATTCAACCCAACTAACGGACTGCCCATCAATGCTATAGCTGGGCTTCGGATTCGCGGAAACTTCGGCCAATTTCGCGGCCAGGTTATCCCGCGCCGTGGCTAAATCGTCTAGGTAGCCCATAGGTTAAACTAGCGGGGTAATGGTTTTGGAGTGATCGGTTCCAGAAATTCCGTTCTTTAGGCAAAATCTTTGCCAGGCTTGGGATTCGTCCGCCGCGTTTATAACGGCCGGGTTGAATTCCAAGGGGGTTGGACAATCTACGGAAACTTCAAACGCGGATAGCGTTTTGGCTTCCATTGCCGGGGCTTCCATTGCCGGGGCTTCCATTGCCGGGGCTTCCATTGCCGGGGCTTCCATTGCCGGGGCTTCAAATTCTGATTTCTTATTTTTCGCCATATTGGTTTCCGAGATAAAAAAAAGCCCGTAGCAATGCCGCGGGCTAGGTTAGTTTCAAAAAGGGGTTAGGGTTTCAAAAAGGGGTTAGGGTTAATCGTGCCCGTTCACCCGTACCACAAAACGCGGATCCAGCACAGCGCCCGCGCCCCGTTCCGAAGCCTTATAACGCAAAACGATATCTTGGGTGAATTCGGCTTCCGAATTTTGCGGGGCTTGGGTAACGGTGATAGGCCAATTTTCCATATAGGCAAAGGCTTTGCTAACGTCCCCCAGGAACCAAGTAGCCGCGGCTTTGGCCGCGCTTCCGCTGGATTCCGCCGCAATGGTACGATATAGCAATCGGCTATATTCGGCATTGTAGCCGCCACCGGCCAATGGGTTGCCGGATAGCGTTAGGGAGCTTCCCGCCGTTTGTCGGATTTCGGTAGCGTTCAAAATCCGATTGGCGGTATGTTTCAACGCGGGGCTGGTAATCAACGTCAGCGCCGAAATCAAAATCGGTTCACTGGTGTTAGGGTCCAGCATATCGTTGAACAGGCTTTCCGCTTTTTCGACGGTAGTCCAATCCGCCAAAGCGTAAGTAGATCCTGCCAGTTTGTTAATCCAGGGGGTAGACGTTTGATAGGTGGCGTAGCTGGTGCCCTTCCACTTATATGCCGTGGTTTCCCCGGTGAAAATTTTGATACAATTTTTTTCTTTCCGCAGCCCCAGGGCTTCCCCAACCTGCGAAGCATTTTGCAGCAAAAGCCCCGTGCGATCAAAAAAGATAGCTTCCCGTGTCACCGGAAGAATCAAACCGTCTTTCACCGTAGCGGGGGTTTCAATGTAATCTTCGCCGACGCCAACATGAGGATAGGGCATACCCTCTTGGATGGCTTGGGCTTTGTCGCCAATCATGGTAATGCCGGGGATTTTTTCGCCCGAAAGCCGGGTTGGAATTGTCCGGAACAGCCGCGAAAAAACGAAGGCTTCATTTCGGTAGCCTTCCATTACCTGATTTACCATCAGTTGGCCGGTGATATTTGAAAACGCGGTAGAATCCACCGCGGAGCCGGATTCCAAAAATGAACCTTGGTTTCGCGGATCCAAGTTATCAACCCAGGCCCGGCCGTTAAAGGCTTCAGCCAATTGGCGAATTGAAAAATCTTGCGGACGTAGCCCGCCCGGTTTGCCTTCCGCGCCCAGGGTCAGGGCTTGGCTTAATTCTTGCGCCACTACTTTGGAACCGTGCTTTTTGCAATCGGCTTCCAAAACTTGATAGTTAATATTTGGCATTTCTTGTTATCCGGAAAAAGTAAATTGAATTTTGAAAAAAGGGGGATCCGTCCCCAGTGTAACGAATTCCGTTATGCCATCGTCATTGGGCCGCCGTGGATAACGGTAGACACGATAGAAACTTTGGCTTTAGTAGCGCTGGTAGCCAGTTCCACTACCCGGCCAATGGCTAGGTTAGCGGTAGCCACGGATTCGATAGTTTGGTTAGCAACGCCAACCGCGCCCGCGGCCCCCGTTCCGGCCGCGCCTACAAGCGCCCCCGGTTGCAAGGTAGCCGAAGCCATATCCAATTCAAAAACCCCGGACGTAGCAATTCGCACCGGGGCCGTTTCGCCCGATTTTGACCGGGTAAGCGCAACCCCTAAAAAGTTATCGTGGAAGCCTTCTTGGTTTTGGGCTTTGGTGCCCAAATCGGCTTGGCTTGCCGCCGGTTTTGCATCATCAGTATCCAAGTAGAGCAAATCACCAATTTCAATCACGGTAGCGGAGTCTACCGCTACGCTAATTGGTTGGGTTGCCCCGTAAAGCCATCTTTGAACGTCTGCCATTTTTCGAAACCCCTATTTTGGGTTGGTTGGTTGGTTGGTTGGTTGGTTGGTTGGGGCTGGGTTAACGGATCCAGCGCTTCGCGTCGATTTGTTCGGTTACGCCATGCCCCGATTGCGAAACGGGAGCCGCGGCCCCGGCTTTCAAAACCAACGCGGCCCGGTCTTTGATTAGGGCCAGTCGGTCAGCTTCACTTTCCAGGGTTTGCAATTGTTTCCGGAATAGTTCGCTAACGTGGGCCGGGTTTTTCGGATCCAGCCCGTTAGCTTCCAAAGCGGTTTGGATAGCCGCTTGGGTTTGGGCCGCTTTTTCCTTGGCTTGGAATTGCTCCAATTGCTGACTTAGTGCTTGTAGTTGGGTTTTCAGTCCTTCCGTTTCCGCATCGGAAGCCGCTTCCGGTTTGGCCGCTAGCAGCGCCATAACCTTATCTTGCTTTTTCAGCAAATCCGCGATAGCCTTCATTTTGGCTTTGGGATCTTCGGTTCCTTTGGCAATTGTAGAAATTTGGGCCGCGATAGCGTCTACAATCATTTCCAGGGGATCCGCGGGAGCCGCGGTAATTGGCATATCGTCCATTGAATTTTCACTTTCAAAAAGGCTAGAAGTGGTAGCGGGATCCGCCACCAAATCAACATGTTTAACGCTGCAAATTTGCTCTACTACGGTTTGGCCTTTGGCGTTCGCCGCGCCCAGCCGTAAGGTAGCATTATGGGAAAAGCCCAAGCTATTTGGATTGTTCTTTACATCCCAGGCAAATTGGGGGGCTAGTCCATGTTTGGGGTTAAAATGCAAATCCCCGAAAATGCCCGCGCCTTCGGTAAATCGCGCGTCGCGAATAACCCCAAAGCGGTCTTTGTACTGCCGGGGTTCATGCGGGTTGCCACTGGTAGGGTGGTCAAAGTTAACTTTGGCCCCCTCATAGCAAGCAACCCCAGCCCGCATGACGGGGGCCGGGTAGGTCCGCCCGTTCTTGGATTCAAAGCCCAAGATTTTAACCCCGCGTACAATCCCGGTTTCTAGGTCGGGTTGCTCTTTTTGCGCGGCAAAGCCTTCCGTGATATTCACGGTAGCGGTTTTGGAATTGGGTTTGGTTGCTGGCATGTTTTCCAATTTGGCAAGATTTCGAAATCTTGTAAAGCCAATTTTTTAGGATTTGGTTTCTTCGGCTTTGGTTTCTTCGGCTTTGGTTTCTTCGGCTTCAAATTCTGCCAACCCACTTTCCTTCACTTCTCTTTGGGCCGCTGAAATAGGCGCGGGGGTTGGGTCGATAGGTTCCGGGGTTGGTTTTCGTGATTTTTTAGGTTTTAGGCTTGGGGGAATCGGGGCCGGGGCCGGGGGTTTGGG